TGCCAGTTTGCTTAAGCTTATTCAGTTGTTGTTTGCGAATATCACGATTACCTTCTTTTACCTTTGTTCCTGATTTAACCATCTTGGGTGCTTGAGCAACCTTTTTGTTTACAGCAGGTTTAGATTTTTGAAGTTTGTCGTACATCATCGCTTTGTGTAGCATTAATACATGACGAGAGTCGTATACTTGTGATAACTCATTGTCTGTAAAACCTACACTCTTACCGTAGTTACGAATTTCATTTCTGATTTGTTCGCCTTTGGTTGGGTCTGAAAACTCTGGTAGGACTTGTGAAAGTTTTTGTGCTTCCTGTTGAACTTGTCTAGCCATTTCCTGCTGACGGTCTGCTTGTTGCTGTTGGGCAATGCGTTCCTGTTCAGCTCGTACTTGAGCTAACTGTTCTTTCTTTTCAGTCAGTTCTGCAACTTTGACTGCGTATCCTATTGGGTCGTTTTCCTTCATTGCAGCTAAATCTTCTGAACTGTCCTGACCTTGTGTCAAAAACTGTTCAATAGCTTGTAGCCGTTGAGCATAAGTATCCCTAACTTGTTTAGCTTCAAGAATAGCTTTTGCTTCCGCTTCTACTGCCTTACGGTTCTCTGCTAACTCTTGAGTCTTTTTTGTGTAATCCGCACCAAGTTGATAACCTTGCATTAATTCTTCGAGGGTGACTTCTTTCTCTTCGCCAGCAGCTTTTACTGTATAGCGTGTTTCTTCAAGTTCCTCTTCTTCAACTTCAGATTCTTCATCATCTTCAACTTCTACATCGTCTGCATCAACAACTTCATCTTCTGTTGCTTCCGCAGCTTCTTCGTAGTCTGCACTATCTTCTTGCTCTGTTTCAACAGTGTCTGGTTGCTCATTGGAGTCCTCACCTGCTGATAAGAAGCCTTCAAATTTTGCAGCAGCTTCATTCACAGTTAGTTCTCCACTTCCTTGTTCAGGAGTCATGGTTTCTTCACTCATTGTATTTCCTTAATGTTCCCTTTAGGCAAGGGTTGCCATTATAGAAAGGTCTATAATATCTTCCACGCTTTATCTTTAATGTCACCGTCTTTAGTGATTGATTCAAGATAACCCATGATTTCGTCTATAGCTTGTAATCGGTTGTAAAAAACTTCTCTAGCATCTTTATCAGATGGTGAAGAGTATCTAATACCGTTAAGTTGATTATCTCTTAACTCTTCGATTACATCTAAAAATTCTTGTGATTGTAATAAATTACGAATTGCTTCTTGTCTAGTCATATTAATAATTTGTAGTGTCGTAACCTACTGAATAGTTATCACCCATAGATACTTCTGGGTTTGGATTGCCCTGTTGTGCAGCATATTGTGCAGCAGGATTAAGTAAATTAGTAAATGCGTTTAATTCGTTGGTATATACATTGCGTGGATTATATAACATATTTCCTGTGTATGGATTTACCTGTCTTTGGTATGCTTGATACAAAGGATTTTGTTGTTGAACTTCTGCAAGTGTTAATCCTGTATCTTGTGAAATTTGATTCATCATTTTGTTAAAATCAGGAACTGAAACAAAATCACCGTTGTATTCAAATATTTGACTTAATGGTATACCTGATAAGCGAGACACATTTTGTCTTGCTCTGTTATATGCTGTAATTGGATTTAATGTATCATTAGGGTCAGCTTGTGCAATCATGTCTGCTATGCTAACGCTATTTATATTTCCTGCTACTGGTGCTCCCATTATTTTGTTCCTTGTGTTGTTGCTGCAACTTGTGGTGCAGAAAAGTTTAATAATCCTCCACCTGTATTACCTAAAAATCTTCCAGCACCATAATTACCTGTTGGTGTCGCCATAGCAGTTGGGGTCGATAAAAATGATGTTACATTTGGTGTTGGTAATGGTGCAGGTCTAGGTGTATTTGCATAGACATAAGCCATAGATGGTGAATATTCATATGTTTCTGTATCACCTATTTTGCTTTTACTAAATCCTGTAATGTCTGCATCAACAGGTCTAAATGCTTGGCTTCCTACAGTGATTGTTCCTTCTGCACTATTAGAATTACTTTGATATGCTCCTGCGTATGGATTGTAAGGACTACCACCATACGGACTATAACTATAACCAGTATTGCCATATGGACCATGTATACCATAACTTGGAGAACTTGTAACTGTATATGGTTCATACATACGATTATTACCATAGTAGTAACCAGTATCACCTACAGACTGTAGACCTTCATACTGACTTGGTGCTAACCCTAGTATTGCATTAATATCAATATTAGATTTTGGTGCAGCAACAATGTTAGGTGCTTTGCGTAGACTAGGGTCTAGGCTAGGTGCTAACCTGTTAAGACCTAGATTGAGTAACATTACTGCATACCTCTTGTTGCAATATTATTGATCTTATCTAACGCTTCCATAATCATTTTAGTTTGATCTGTCTTCGTTTTCTTGTCATCATTGTCTGCATCAAGTCTAATCTTTAACTCTTTCAATGCAAGGTCAGTCGTTTGTTGCACTTCTTTTTGTTGTAATTCTAATGCTTTTTGTTGTGCTTCTAGTTGCATTTGTTCTCTATCTAACTGAACTTTAGCTGCATCTGTTTGAGATTTAAGCTGTGCTTTTTCTCTTTCCACTTGAGCTAATATTTGTGCTGCCTGTGTATTAGGGTCTGGTTTTTCTGGTTGTGGTTGAGATAGCTGTTCGTTCATCTCTGGTGTAATTTCATTCATAAACTCTGTAGAGTCTTTGAATCCAGCCATATGAATAAATTTAGCTAATGTATCTCTGTATTGTTTAATGTTGACTAGAGGATTAGATAAACCATACTGTTGAATAATTTGTTCTTGTTTAGCCAAAATCATTTGCATGGTTGCTAATTGTTCTTGTCGCTGACCTGTACCTAAACCTACATTAATATTTACATTGTAGTTAGTTTTCCACTCTCTTGGGTCAAATGGAATGAACTCACCATTGATACGAACAACACGAGCTTTATCTTGGTATTTACATAGGAGATGTAAGATGCCTCTAAATAGTGATGTTACTCCTGTTTCAGCAAAGATACGAGCAACTAATTCTAGTTTGCCAGTAGATGCAGATGACATTGCAGATACGGCTGTTGCTGTTACATTCTGTAATAAGTTAGGGTCTAATCCTTGTTGAGAGTCAGATACACCTGTGCGTTTAGCTTGGATATTATCTAAATACTCTAACATTGGGAATGATTGTCCAGCAGAAGATTGTACTGTTAATGGCACAATCGCATTAGGATTTTTCATTCTAATGACACCACCTGCTGTAGAGGTTAATAGGTCATCTAGGTTGACTTGTCCTTCTACTGCACCCACTCTATAGTTGTTAGTAAGATAGAGGTTGTCTAACATTTGTCTAGTGACTGTTGACTTAATCAACTGAATGTCCATTGCTCTGTCTGCTAAAGACTGACCATAAAATTTATGAGGAATAGGAATTGGACATACAGAATGGAATGGATTGTAATCACATTCATGTTGTTCTAATATTTCATGAGAAGCATAGACGACTCTTCTGTATTCAGCAATACCATCATCATCCTCATCTACTTTTAAGTAGCACTCAAACACTTCAACTAACTGCATTGATTCATCATCAGAATCCATATCGGTTGGTTGTTCACCACGAGAGTATCGTGCAATTCGTTCTGGAGAAAACTCTAGTGCATCACCAGTCGCTAGAGACATAACAACATCTTCAGCGTAACCCATAGCAATTAACTCTGAACGAGTCATCATCTTACGGTGTGCAGTAAAAGGTGAGTCAGTAATAGTTCTTGCACGCTTACTAATTAAGAACTCTTCTGGTGGTACATTTTCTACTACAACCTTACCATTGTTAGTTGTTTTCTTTAATTTAACATCATGAGAAACAATTGCTGGTGATACTTCCATACCTGTCATTTCATCAAACACAGCTTCTTGCATGACTGTTGTTTCTTGCTCGACCACTTCTACTTCTTGGTCTTGCATCAGAATCATCAGCTCATCGTCTGTTAAGTTTTTGTATGATTCTTTCTTAACATCAATCTTATCTTCCCAGTATGCTTTAACTATACCTACTTTTTGTAGCAAGGCATCTTTAAACCAGTTGTGCATAATAAGAAAACCATCGTTATCTTTATTAAACACCCAGTTTACATATTCTGTGGCTTGTTTAGCAAAAGGCTGGTCGCCATCATTCACTGGTTCAAATGAAACGACTTTATCGCCTGAACCAAATAAACGCATAAGTTGTGGCAATGCACCATCCACTGCTTCTGCAACTTCACGAGTTACGATTTGAGATTTACCTTCTACCTCATTACCGTAAGGTTCGCCAAGATAGTATTCGAGTGCCTGTTGTCTTTCATCGGTGGTTTCCGTTTCAAGATAACCTATGGCATCTTCTATCTCATTTTCTAATATTGCTTTTAATTTTTCGCTCATCTAAACAATCCATTTGTTGTTGACTGTAATAGGTTTGTGCCATGACTCCATAGGAGACTCGTCTAAACCCACTGCTAAATATCTAAACGCATCGGCTGCGTGTGATGACCAATCATGTAACGGTCGGTCATGAAATACATTTCTTTTTTCATCAAACACTCTGCGATAGTTTCGTAGAGCATCTAATCCTTGTTTTACTTTTTCTGGGTCAAACCAGCATCGTGGCAGTATTCGTCTGACTGATTGAATACCATCATGTACATTAAATTTGGGTGCTACTGTGATTTGTAATCCAGCATCTTCCAACATTTCTTTTCTCGACTTACCTGTTCCCAACTCTCTAACGGCAACATCGTGAGGAAGAATGTGTGTTGCATACATCCAATCGTTTTCTTGTAGCCAGCTAACATAATAATCAAGACCAACACCATGATTTTCCACATAGTCGACTAACCTTATCTCTTTGTTTACCAGTTGTGCTACCCATATTGCTGTAGAATCAGACATCCCCAAGTCCCAGCCTGTGTATGTTCTAGCTAAACCATCTGGTTCTATAGAGACTAATCTACCTTTTTCTTCTAAATCATGTATCAGTTTAGAATAGTAAGCACCCTCTACAGGAGCTTGGAAAGAACACTCAAACTCTTGCATGTATTTGTCTTCGCCCATTTCATCATAGGCAGCTTTTAATTCTTCTTTAGGGAGTAATTCTGTTTCTGATGCTTTAAACTCAAGCAAAGACCAGCCTTCGTTTTTCTCGCCTCTGTCTCTTAAGTCTTTAAAATGGTTTTGACCTTTAGGTGTTCCCATTGCAATACAGTAACCTTGTCGGTCAGCTAATGCTGGTCGTAAAATCTCTGTAAACAAAGAAGGATTGACATCACCTATCTCATCAATAACACAGCCGTCAAGATAGATACCTCGAAGAGAGTCTGGGTTATCAGCTCCATACAAAGAAATCCTGCGACCCATAAAATCCACTCGTAGTTCTGCAATGTTTG